CATTGAACTGGAAAACGGTCAATTTGCATTGTATCCAAACAATAGGACAAGGATCTTTGATCTATCCCTTACACCACAAGAACCAAAAGTACCAGATTTTAAAGTGTCTACTCAGTACTATCAAGTTGAGAGTGGTGTTCGATGGGGTAGATTAGGTGATACCAATGACTATTTTTGGAAAACACCCGAAGAACTGGGTGAATAAATATAAAAAAGTTCTATTCTATACTAATTTGGAGAAAAATGGCAAATCAACCTGTGCCGGATCAAAGTGAAAGTTTTAAAAAATCTGGAATGGTCCTAATTACAGACCCAAAATCAGATTATTATCTGAATAAATCAGCAGAACAGAAAAAAGACAAGAAAAAGTAGATATATAAAGTATAAAGACAAGTCAAATGGCAGGAATATCCAAAAAATTTGTTGATTTGAATCCTAATTTTAATATGCATCCTATTACTGGTGATTTGCCAGTAATTAAAAACGAAGATGCTATTAAACAAGCGATCAAACACATTGTATTAACTGCAAGGGGCGAAAGACCATTTCGTCCGTTTTTTGGTGCTTCTGCCAATTCGGCACTATTTGAAAATTTTGATCCAACTATAACTGATGATTTAGTATTAAATATTGAAGATGCATTAAGTGCATATGAACCAAGAGTTGAAGTTATTGATGTTGATTTACTAGAAGACATTGATAATAATACTATAGAAATAACTGTAAATTATAACATTGTTGGAATACCTTTAAATCAACAATCCCTTAACCTCGTATTAGAAAGAGTATAATGGCATTTAATCAAGTTACAAATCTAGATTTTGAAGATGTCAAAAGCAGTTTGAAGGCATTTTTGCGTTCATCTGACACTTTTACTGATTATAATTTTGAGGGATCCGTTCTTTCTCAACTTCTTGATGTATTAGCATATAATACTTACTATTCAGCATTGAATGCAAACCTCGTTGCTAATGAGGTATTCTTCGATAGTGCTTCTATTAGAGAAAACGTTGTTTCTCTTGCGAAGTTAGTTGGATATACACCAAGATCAGCAAAGGCATCAGTAGCAAAAGTCACTCTTGATGTTATTGTCAATCCAAAGATTGGAGCATTAACATTAAACAAAGGAAATGCATTCATCGGATCTAATGGTGATGGATCATTTATGTTTAGTGTTTTAAATGATATCACTAGAGAAGCATATATTGATGCCAATGGTATTCGTAGAGTAACATTTAGTGAAATTGATATCTATCAAGGATCATTCTTAAATTTACAGTATGTTGTTGATACATCAACTAAACAGAAGTATATTGTTCCTAGTGCAGATGCTGATGTTGATTTATTGAATGTTACCATTACTGAGGTAGAGAAACCTTCAATTAGTCAACGATATACTAATGTTAGGAACATTACTGATATCGGATCTGATGATAGAGTTTATTTTGTTCAAGAGAATAAAAATGAGCAGTTTGAACTAATTTTTGGTGATGGAGTATTTGGTAGAAAGTTAGAAAACTTAGATAGCATTATTATTGAATATTTGGTTACTAGTAAGAGAGAAGGTAACCAATGTACTAATTTCACCTTTACTGGTCAATTAGAGTTTGGTGGTGCAATTTATTCAAAAACAAATCCAACAGTTACTGTAGTTAATGAATCTTCTGGTGGAGGTGATCCTGAAAATATCACTTCTATTAAGTACCTTGCTCCTAGATATTACTCAGCACAGAATAGAGCAGTTACTGTAAGAGATTATGAGACCCTAGTTACTCAAATTTCACCAAACCTTGAGTCACTATCAGTATTTGGCGGTGAGGAAGCAGATCCTCCACAATATGGTAAAGTTTTTATTGTTGCAAAACCATTTGGTGCAGAAACTCTTACTACTACTGCAAAACAATACCTGAAAAGAGAAATTAAGGAATATTCTATTCTTACTGTTATTCCAGAAGTTATTGATCCTTCATACTTATATCTTGACATTGACTCATATGTATACTATGACAATAACAAATCAAGAAAGAATTCACAACAAATTGAAAATGCAGTAAAGAACACTATTACTCAGTTTGGTAATAGTAATGATCTTAACAGATTTAATGGTAAATTTAAATATAGTAAACTGATTAGTGATATTGATAATGCTGATAATGGTATCACATCTAATATTACTAGAATTCGTATTAGAAAGAATTTCCCAGTAATTTCTAACGTTTTTGCTTCATATGAAATTTGTTATGGTAATAGGATCTCAGAAAACACTGATGTAGTTTCTTCTGGATTTAAACTTACGGGACAAGATGCAAACTACGTATTCTACTTAGAAAAGATTACGAATACTAATACTATGGCAATTTTCCGTTATGAAGGAAGTGTTAAAAAATATTATAGTAAGAATGTTGGTAGTATTGACTATTCAAAAGGTGAAATAAATATTAATGCTATCAATATTAATTCAGTCATCGGTGATACAGATTATATTACAGTTTCAGTAATTCCAAAATCAAATGATATTATGGCATTGAGAGATTTATATCTTTCAATTGATCAAGCAGGAGTTAATGTTACTGTTATTTTAGATGCATTAACATCATCATCTAGAACATCAGGTGTCGGTCAAATTCCAGTATCTAGTTAAATATGTTTAACGATTTAAAAGTATCAAGTTCTGTTATTGGGCAAGTTCCTTCATATTTGCCAGCAGAATATCCAAATTTTGTTAATTTTTTAAAAGATTACTACAGGTTTTTAGAAACCAATGGTAATGCTTTAGATCTTCTTAATGGAATTCAAAAGTTAACTGATATTGACACTTATACTGGAGTTGATTATTCTGCAACTCTGACTGAAAGTATTGATAGCAATGATACTGAAATTATTGTCAGTCGTCATGTTGAATTTCCCAGATCTCAGGGTTTATTGAAAATTGATGATGAAGTTATCTTCTACAAGAAGAGAGTTTATGGTACTGATAGTCAAGATAATAAAATAACAACTTTTACTGGTTGTACTAGAGGATTTACTTATAACGATCTTTCATACGATGACGGATTTACTGTAAACAACGAAACTACACCTGCAGCACATTCTAACGGGAGTGTAGTATATAATCAGTCATATACGTATGTTTTATATTTTCTTGAAGAGTTAAGATCTAACTATTTGGTAGATTTTCCATCAAATATTCTAAATGATAATTTAGGATCTGTAAATATTGATCAAATCTTAAAAAAAGCAAAAGATTTTTATCTTTCTAAAGGAACTCCAAGTGGAATTGAGTTCTACTTCAAATTTTTGTTTCAGAAAAAACCAGAACTTCGTAATTATAAAGAAAATCTTCATGCTCCATCTGAAGCAACATATCAAAGTAAAACTATTGTAAGATTAGAAAGTTTAGACAATTATCTTATTCCTGATCTTGTTGGAAAGAGTATTACTCAACAAGGTTCAGTATTTCCAGTTCAAACTGCAACAAATGTATTCTCATTTGCCAGTCAAGTGTATGAGTTTGAAATATCAAATGCTGAAGATCTTTTACCTACTCAATTTACGGTAATTACTGCAATTCCAGAAACTGTAGGAGAGGAAAGAAGATTATATGTTGATTCTACGTATGGTTTTCCATCTGAAGGATTTTTGCGTATTAATCAAGACGTAGTAGAATATACTGGTAAGACAAGTAATTATTTTGAGTGTAATTCTAGTTTAGATACTGTTACAGACAATTTTGCATCTACTGGAAATATTAATCTACTGTTAGGGGATACTGTATATGATCAGTCCACTTTATCCATTGTAAGTGATGATCCTGGATCTTCTTTTGTAGTTTATGTTGGTATTTCTGATGTTGTTATTGAAAATAATAATATTGGATATCAGCAAGGAGATTTAGGATTTGTTAGTAACGTTCTTATTGACTCTAATTTGATAATCAGTGGATGGACTTTTAATGACACATTACCACTTGATTTAAATCAATCTTTAGTTGCAGGGGTCACTAAAGTTTATACCAATGATACTGATGTCTATATGGCAATATCAAATGTTCCATATTATGGTCTAGGGACTAGGTTTAATAGTACAAAACATATAATCAAAGAGAAAGATTTTTATGTAAGATTACCTAAAACATTTAATCAAAGTAATGAAGGAGAAAAGGAAGATATTCCCACAAACGCTCCTGTTGGAATTTTAAGAGATGGAACACCAATTTTAAGTTGGAGGGGACCAAAAACTTTAATCAGAGGAAAACTTGAGAGTGTAAGTATTATTGATGGTGGAAGTAATTTTAATGTTAATAACCCACCACAAATAGTATTAGATTCACCTGAAAAATTAAATGACGAACAGGTTAGTATTGGTGTTACTGCTGAAGTTTCATTAGGTATTAATGGTTCATTGAGTGAAGTTTATATTAAAGATACTGGAACAGGATATGACAAAGATACTGCTATTATTGTAACAAAATCTGTTAACAATGATCCCAATGTTCCTTTTAGAGATGCAGTTCTTTTTCCATTAGTTGTTGATGGAAAAATTTCTAAAGTTAGAATTATTGATCCTGGTACTGGGTATACAACACAACCTACTTTTAATATTATTACGAAAGTACCACCTTCTACTCCAGGGTTTACTCCTGCTGATATTGAATTTTCTGTATTAGGATCAATTTATAAAGTAAATGTTGATGAACCAGGTTCTTTGTATACAGAGAAAGATCCTGAGTATAGGATTATAAAAGGAGTTGGTGCAAGCGGTACTCTTACAATTGAAAATGGCAAGATTACTCTTGTAGATCTTGTTAATGGTGGTCAATTTTACAACTCTCCTCCACAGGTAACTGTTATTGATAGTACTGGAGGTGGAGTAGGTGCTGAAATTGTTGCTGAAATTAATACGGCACAAGGAGCAGTATCAAATTTAATTATCACTAATCCTGGTCTAAATTACAATCAATTTAACACTTCAATTGTAATCACTGAATCCGGTGGTGGTGAACTTCTTCAACCAAATATAGAACGTTGGACAATTCTTAATAACAGGGATACAAAATATAAAGATGATCCTGAAGATGCAAATGAGAAACAATTTTTCGACTCAAGCGATGGTTCATTCTTATTACCTGGTCCTACTATTGGAGGAAAGAAAGAAAAAACATTTACAATTTTAGGATCACCTAGAAAACTAGAAATTGATGGTGTTCTTCCCAACTTAACTAATACTAAAAGTGAGGTTGAACCACACTCTCCAATTATTGGATGGGCATTAGATGGATCCCCAATTTATGGACCATACGGACGTTCAATTGCTACTGATGGCGGATCTAACATTGTTAAAATAAATTCCAATTATGTAAGATTTAACAAGAATGATTCACAGTTAGTAAATTCTATTAGAGTAAGTGAGGAAGTTCCAGGATTGTTAGTAGATTATCCTATGGGATCTTTTGAAGAGGATTATTACTTTGTCAATGATGTTCAAGGATTAGATTCTGAAAATGGTAGATTCTGTGTAACTCCAGAATTTCAAGACGGAGTTTATGCTTATTTTATGACTGTAGATTACAATGACAAAAATCTAGGATTTCCATTCTTTATTGGACCTAAATTCAAAGGAAAAACTTTTAAAGAATTTAACGAACTAGAAATATCTAATATTGAAGGTATATCTGGTCTTAAGAGATATTTAACTGCAGAGGGAAATGCATATCATCGTCCAAGTGATACTGGTAATTTTGTTGTAGATTCTATTCCTGCATCTACAAATGCTACTCTTAACAGTGTTCAGGTCCTTGCATCAGGTAGTGGTTACAAAGTTGGTGATCTTTTAGAATTTGAAAATACTGGAACCGATGGTTTTGGTGCTGCTGGTTATATCAGTACTATTAAAGGTCAAAGTATTAATAGTGTATCTAAGGATACTTTTGACTACCTAGAGTATGATGATGAAAATCTTCCGTTCTCTTCAAATTCTACTATTCAAAGTGCAGATGGTTTTAGTGCCGTTGTACATGTTGTAGATCAAAAAAGAAAAACAATTTACTTAGATAATGTTGTTAATGGACCACTTAAAAGAGGTACTGAAATTTATGATACTTCTTTGACTATTGATGCAGATGTCACCACAGAAACTGTTGGTTTTAACCTTCTTACAGTTACCCTAAACAGTTTACAATATACTGCACAGTTAGTTAATAGTGTAGATAGTGTTACTGGATATTTTGAACTTAATAGTTATAATCCAGGATCAGGATCAATTGCAAATTTTCCAGTTGGCACATATGTTCAGATTGGATCTGAGTTCTGTAAAATTGTTGCTAATTATCCTTCAGAAAATGCAATTCTTGTAGTTAGAGGTAAAAATGATACTAATCAAGAAGCTTATCCTGCTGGAACTACATTATCTGCTACGGTAGAAATTAACGTGTTTGATAGTTCTGCCTTTAAGGTGGGAGATATTATACAAATTAGTACTGAAAAATTTGAAATTATTGATATTGATATATTTAAAGATGATGAAGTAGTCGGGACACAAATTATCAATGGTGGTAGTGGTCTTGTTGGAACTTACTACTGTTTCTTTGATGGTGTAATACAAGATCTTGCTGGAGCAGCAACAGACGTTGTTCAATTAGGTGCTAGTGGACAGATTAATGATCTAACATTTACTCCACAACAAAATATAATTTCAAATCCTAAAGTTGAAATTGGCACGTTGGCAAATTATAATGATAGTAATCAAGTTATTCTCCCTCTTAATATTTTAGCAACTACCTATAGACATAAGTTAATTTTAAAAAGAGCTGCTTTTGGATCAATTGGTATTACTCATAATACAAGACAGACAGTTAATAGATTGAGATTTATTAATGCTGTAGTAACTGAATACGATCAAAATAGAATTCTTGCAAAAATTAATAGTTTTAATAATTCATTAGTTCAAAATGATTTTGTTAAAATTAGTGCAGGACTAGGTAAAACAAAAAATTATCAAATTAAATATAATATTTTAACTAATCCAGAACAATTTGAAGTTGATATTGGATCTGGTCTTAGTGCTTCTACTAATGTATTAGATTTATATGAAAGATCAACGTATATATTTACTGTACTTAATCCAGATACTGCTCCTATTAATATTGAGTTCTATGGACCAAGTTATGATGAGGCAACACAAACGACTGTAATTGGTAGAAAGTATTTTGATGTTAATATCAATAAAACTCTTAATAACCTTTCACATATTATACAGTTTACAATTACTCCAGATGATTCAGATCTGACAAAATATATTATGAGAGTCAGTAGTACTAATACTTCTGATTATAAAGATTATATTGTAAATACAATCTCAGAACCAATTAATGGTGAATATACAGTTGTATCTTCAAGTAATACTGATTTTGAGATCTATACTAAAGTAGATCCTCTTCCTGATAGTAGTTTTAATTATAATTTTACTCAAATTTCATATATTACGAGATCAACTACAGCATCAGGTGGTATTAATACTGCTACATTAACATCTGGTGGATTTAACTATACTACATCTCCTGCAATTTCTGGCGTTAACACAGTTTCTGGATCAGGTGCTATCTTAGAACCTATATCTAACACTATTGGTAGAATTGACTCTATTAAAGCATTATCTTCAGGATATGGTTATAGTCCAGACAGAACACAAAAACCATCTGTCATTTTCCCAAGAATTACAAAAATTAAAAATAATTTTATTGTAACTTCATTAAAAATTAATGATGCTGGTTCAAAATACCTATATGAACCAAGAGTTATACTGAGTGGTGGCGGATTACCTAATAACAGCATTGATCATGCTATTGTTGAAGCAACAATTAAAAATGGACAAGTTATTGAAACAGAATTAATTTATTCCGGTGTTAGTTATAACAGTGCTCCAACAATTGATGTTGAAAAATATTATTATGGCAAATTGTCTTCAACTGGTGAAATTTCTTTCAAATTTGCATTCTTCCAGTATATTTTCTCAAATGACATCTTTAAAGTTAGAGCATACTATGAAGAAGACGGTGTGGAGAAATTTGTTAATAGTAGTGTCAATTTCTATGCAAAAATTAACAGTACTACAATTAGTTGTAGATTAGCAGTTATTGAGAGTAATACTCCTGATGTCGATCCTATGACATATATTACGTTGCCAGGTGGAGCAACAGTAACTAGGATTGAAGTTATTTCTTTAAGTGCAAAAGCATCAGTTAGTGCTATTGTATCTAAATCTCAATTCATCAATGGGGAAAAATTATTTCTTGGAAACAATACTGCACAAGTAGGATTTGTTACTAGTAGTAAGGGTTGGCAAAAAGGCAGTTCTATCTTAAGAATTGAAAATTACAACTATCTGATTAAGAAAAATGAATTTGTTCGTGGTGCAGATTCTGGTGCTTTTGGTATCGTCGAAAGTGCTTTTGGTATCAGTGCAATAACTGAGGTTGCACCTGTCGTACAAACACCTAAGCAATTTTTAGACACTAAATCATTCTTAAGTTCTAGTTCATTGAGATTGCAAGATAGTTACAGATATCAAAAATTTGCATACGAAATTGGAACTCAAATTCCATTCATACAATGGAAAGAAGGATATCAAAAAGCAGCACATCCTACTGGTTACAATTTGTTTGCAAGAACTTCTATTGATAATGTTATTAGCACAAGAAATAAATTTGAAAAGATTTCTAAAATTGAAACTAATGTTAATGAACTTGTATCATTTCGTAAAAAATATAATTATCTTGTAACCAAAAATACTGACATAGATGAAGTATTAGTTAAGAATAGATTACTTACTGATGTAAAAATAATTGATAAATCTGTTGTTGGTGCTTTTAATGATATTTCAGACCAATTTAATGGTGTTGATACTGCATTTGAATTAAAAGTAGTAGATCCTAACAAACCAGAAAATTCAGATGGTAGTGATAATTTTATTACCGAGTATGATATTGATCAAATGGTTGTTATCCTTGATAATATCATCCAAACTTATGGAACATCTTGGATTGTTACCGACGCTGATAAAACTATTAGATTTACTTCGAGCAGAGATTCTGGTGAATTAATGCCTAGTGAAACTATGCATTATAGACAATTTAATGATGATGCTATAGTTTATTCTATGACGGCAACCTCAACTGCTGCCACTGACACGTTTGCTCTTGTTCAAGAGGATTCTACTGTATTCCCAGCGGGTATCTTCACTTCTATTGACAAAGATAACTATATGTGCTTTGTTGATGGTGCTTTACAGGAAAATGTCAACTTCAGTATTTCTGCTGGTGGTGGATCACCTACGATTACCTTTGGTGAGGTTCTTCCTATTGGCACTGAAATTTCAGTAAGATATCTTTCTGGATTCTTAAAGAATGAATTTACCCTAGGAACTGTTGTTGCTGGTACTCCTATTGTTTTAACAAACACACCTACTGGAAGTACAGATGTTCATAGTTACTTTGTATTTGTTGATGGTGTTGTAATTACAACTTCTGATTATACTATTGACCCAGTTACCAATAATTTAATATTTAATTATGGATTTAATTATGACACTTTAATTATAATTATTGATACTGATGGAGTTTCATTAGAAGAGCAATCGCAAGTTCTTATAGACACAAAATATGATTATAAAGTTAATGATGGACAACTTGTAATTCCTGCAGGTCTTGTTCTTAAACCTGAAGATTACTTTATCGAAATTGCAGGTATTGTACAAAGTCCATATATTGTATATGAAACTGTAACAAGTGGTCTTAGGAAAATTAATTTCTTTGAACCTCCCCAGAGATATGTTGGACCAGACAATACAGTTGGTAGACAATTTGTCGGTCTTCTATACCAGAGATCTGATGCAGATGGATCTTTAGGTACAACACCCAACTATCAATTTGATGATATTAGTAAGAATATTATTCACAGTAAGGAACCGATTGATAATTTTATTATTGGAGATTTTGTTATCAATTCAAATGAATTAGTCAATTCAAGAATTGTAGATAAAAACACTGTAAATACTAGAGTTA